CAAAGTACAGTTAAGGCGCAGGATCTCCCAGAAGGGAGGTAAAACCAGACTCGCCACGGAAAAGGTCACGATCCTTGGAATCTATCCGCATCATATACAGGTCAGAAACCAGAAAGGGATTGTGAGGAGCTATATAAACTGGGAGTGGCAGCAGTTGACCAGCAAAGAAGGAATGGAAGGCGTAGAATCATGGCGCAGGAAGGGGTAAATAATGACTGAAAAAGAAGTATGCCTGATGTGCGAAAACTATTCTGAAGACACAAAATGTGATCAGCATGATAGCTGTAAGCTCATGGCGGTGCTAAAAGAGAATCGGGCACTAAAGAAAAAAGTAAGCCAGTTGAAACGCCAGGGGAGGTAAGAATATGGAAAACAGAGAATTAAAAGAATATCTTGCAGAATTTGCCGATAATGCACCAGTGAGCATTATTATGGCAAACCCAAAAAAAAGAAAGCTATATATTCCGGAAGAACTTTTTATGTTAAGAGATGAAAAAATAGGACAACCGGTGCTTTGCATCCAGATCGCAGAAGAAAGAGAGATGAAGGAGGATGAAATAAAAGCAGCTGAAGAAGATGAAAAGAGGGAAAAGTAAGAGATTAAATTTCCGAAACTTTTATTTTTCAATTTCCAAAAGAAGAGGAGGCTGAAGATGAATAATCAACAAGCAATAGATAGATTAGTGAAACATCTTGAATGGGGCTGGACTGAGGAAACAGTAGAAGCCATTGAAATGGGGATACATGCACTAAAAGAAACACAGTGGATTCCATGCAGTGAGAAGATGCCGGAGGATAATACGGATGTAATTGTATGCTTTTACAGCGGAACAGTAACAGAGATGAGATATTGGGGAAATGGAATCTTTCAAGGAATCTATGAACACACGGCAAAAACAATTGTTGCCTGGATGCCGTTGCCGGAACCTTATAAAGGAGAATGATATGAGCGAATTAAAACCATGTCCTAGATGTGGAACGAAAGCATATCTTTCAAGAGATGTAGTAGACGGATTTTATTTCGGATGGTCGGCTGGCTGTCCGAGATACTGCCACTACGATGGAATACATGGAACAACAATAGATACGTCCGAGGAAGATTGCTATGCGGTACACGGAGCGAATTCCAAAGAGGAAGCTATTGAGATATGGAATAACCGTGTTGAGCATCTGAAAGAACTCGATCAACAGAAAGGTTGCAAGAAAATCTTCGAAGAAATGCAAAAGAATCAGTTGAGATAAAGGAGAAAAAGATGGAAATTAAAGAAGCTATGGAGATATTGGAGAAAGACATACATACAGAAGTTCCGAAAGCAGCTATCAGTGCAAGAAAGCATGATGCAGCTGTGCGAATGGCTCTCGTTGCGTTGGAAAAGCAGATTCCAGTAAAGCCGATTATCTTAGACCAACTGAACGGAGATATCGACTACGAATGCCCTATGTGTGGCAAACAGGTAATGTCGGATGCGGAAAGCAGAAACAACTATTGTGGCGAATGTGGTTGTAAATTTGATTGGAGTGAAATTGATGAGACTGATTGATGCGGATGAATTTCAAAAACAGATAGCAGGAATGGCAATCCTGAACAATTATCCACCAAACAAAGCTAATGCACTTTGCGAATTGGTAGATAACCAGCCGACAGCATTTGACGTGGAGAATGTTGTCTCTAACTTAGAGCAGCTAAAGCTTGATGGAGCTTGTGAGTACTGCGGATATTGCGAATGTCTCAATGAGTGCTGGGATGGAGATATGAGTGAAGAGCACGCTATCAATATGGCAATTGAAATAGTGAAGCGAGGTGGACTGGATGAAAGTTAAGATCGAAGACTTCTTACTGACAATGGGAGAATATTGCAAAGAACATGATGTTGAAGAGTGTTTACAGGGAAAATGCGGGCTAAGTGTAGACCATGATGATCTCGGAAATGGTGATGAATACAATGGATGCATCATGTTTGGATGCAATCATCCGAAGTATGCAAAGATGATAAAAAAAGAAATTCTGAAGTACATGAAAGAAAGGCGGAAGCACAGATGAAAAGAGAAATATTATTTAAGGCAAAGCATATCCATGCGCTACCGGAAAATGAATGGATGGAGGGAAAATGGGTAGAGGGATTTCTTTCTGGTGAAGATTACATAAACGATGGGACTTATGAATA